GACCACTCCACAAGGGTAGAGTAGCCAGCCACAGAATTCGGGTATTTTGGAATAGGCAGTTTTGCCGACAAGAGTGAAATAGTCAGCAATTCTGGACCAATACCAATGTTCTTTTAGACGACCGAAGAAAAGGGAGTCGTCACCGGAGTAACAAGCCGGAATTGAGGGGGAAGGAGCATATCGTAGCTCCATGTACGCCATGTTCCAAAAGGTGTTGAAATCATACGTACCAAACTCACCAGTAAAGCGCATCACAGCCGTGAAGCCGAATTGAGTGCGCATGTTGAGTTTGATCCAAGAATAAAGATCAATCAAGGACTGAGGAATCTTGCAGTAAGCCATAAAGGCCAACTCAAAAGACAAGGTTTCCTCAGTACAAGACTGATCATACGCGGTGAAGTCGCAGGTGAAAGCTTCTTCACCAGTTGCGTATTTCTTAGACCAATCGTTCATCTGGGAGATGGTTTTGCCACCGTGGAGATAAACGTTTTCGGGTAAGGTTTTCTTAAGAACCTCACGCATGTAACGCGCGAGGGGACCTAACTCGAAGACATTGAAATCGGAAGAGGTGACGAGAGTTTGACCGGCCTTAGCATTTTCAGCTTGGGGTCGGATCTCGTCACCATCATTCCAACGGGTAGCAAACGCAAGGGTTTCAGCCTTACATTTGTGTTGGGACTTGACAAAACAATCCATATAATTGGGGAGCCAATCAGGATCAGATCTGTCAATATTGTTCCAAATGGAACCGATGGGTTTGTCGAGCTTTCGCTCAACAGTCTCAGCGATGCAACGGGAAAATAAGTCAGGATCGAAGTCGTGTTCAGCAGGAAGACCGAAACGACGAGCAAACCTAGCGAATATCGCAGGGCCGAGAGTGCTTTTCTTGGCATACCTGGCGTAGTTAGCGTCCGGGTTAGAAAAGCGCAATCGTTTCTGCACAGCAGTTGGGAGGAGGGTTGGATCTCGACCAGCTGACTGATGCGGAAAGATTGTCTCGAGTTGATCTCGAGGAGAATGATTTGAGCGGTCGTCTTGATATTGACCGCCCATGACATCCTTCCAGTACAACTCACGTTCTTCACGACCTTTGGGAGGTTGTGCTTCTGGCCAGAATGAGGGGTGGCTGGCTGGAGGCAAATGGGTGTGAAGAACGGGTTCTTGGAGCGGGGGCTCAGCAAGAACAGGTTCGAGTTGATCGGGTTCTGAAATGAGTGGCATCAGAGCCCGAAAGGAGGGAGGAAGGGTATCAAGTCGTTGGTACGACCATTGGGAAAGGGCGTCACCTACAGTACGTAAGCGACAACCCCAAACATGTTGGACATTTGGATCATCCATGATCTGCATCTTAGAAAGAGCAGGAAAGACTCGAAAGGTGTCCAAAGGGCCGGCAAGGCCAAGCAGTGGACCCCAGAAGTTATGACCTGCTAAGAAAAGCGGATCAATGGGGGAAGCAAATGAGATGTGTAAATCGCGTTTCGTGCGAGTGACGGCGGTCCAAAGCATTTCGGGACCGCATGCAAAAAGTGCAGCATTGGTTACGACCAATTGAACACGATCCCACTCACGCCCCTGAGGGGAGCTGTAAGTGTAAACGTGCTGGCCAAGCATCTCGCTGTAACGAGACGCATCAGCCATGGTTGGAACCAATGTTTGCCAAGACCTGTCGTGATGGAATTCGTGATTCCAGGTTATGGAGCCAGGATGGGAACAACGAGTGGATAGGTTAAGGCGATGTGCAAGCATAGTTGGGAGACGTCTAGTAAAATTAATGTAAGGCGTAGAACAATGAAGGACAGTGGTGATGGCTGAGGGCAGCTCATCAATAGGATGGGGATTACCACCTGAGGACCAGGCGGATTGTCGAACATCACCCAAACAAATAATTCGGGTGAGATTAGCATTCCATAACGCGACGAAGTCGAGCCAGCCAGGAGGACATTGACTCAACTCATCAATGATGAGGAATTCTAATTCCTGTCCAAGCAAAAGCTCAAAGGTTTTGAGAGCATAAGTGTGCGTGGACGGGAAGTTCAACTTCTTTTTCCAATCTTCTAATAAGGCAACGCGGAAAAAGGTAAAGTACGTGCCTGGAAGGTGTTTGAGGTTCTCCTTATCGGAGGACCACTTTCGGATTCGTTCTTGGATAGGCCAAGATTTACCACAGCCAGGAGCGCCGTGAAC